TCAGTAGTCCCACTCCCAGCCGCCCTCCATGCCGGGAGACGACAGGATCAGCGAACCGTTGGCTTCGGGCACGATCAGCTCGAGAGTGCCGGCGTACTTCTGGTTCGGCCCGAAGTTCTGCATCGTGATGCTGGCGTTCGGGTCCGTGCACATCCCGGACTCCGCGGCGTGGGTGACGCCGTTGGCATCGATCTCGGAGAAGCTGTACGGGTTCAGGACGCCGAGGGCCATGCTCGCGGTCTCGGCGCTGCTGCCGGTCGCGACGCGCACGTGAAGCAACAGCGTGCGATCGCTCTCGGCGGCCATACCGTACTGGTCACACGACGGGTCGACCTCCACCTTGTCGATGGCGAACAGCACGTTGGTGTCGTCCCCGACCTGCCCGCCGAACCCGGCGAACCCGGCCTCCTCGCCGAGCTGCTTGACGATGTTGCCGCGCTCGTTGCGTTCGGGCTCGTCGGCGGCTTGTTCCGCAGTGGCCTCGCTCGCGGTGGCCTCGGTCGTGGCGGCGGGCAGCTCTGGAGCGGAGCCGCTGCCAGCGGTGTCGTTCGAGCAGCCGGCAAGGATGGCGGCAGTTGCGCAGGCAGCAGCGAGGGCGGGGACGGATCTCATGGGTGTTGGTTCCTTACTCTGGTTGTGCGGTGAGGGGTTACCCGCCGACGTCGTAGATGGCGTATCCGGCGGCCACGAGGATCAGGAACAGGATGCGGAAGCCTGTACCGATGGCGCCGGTCACGAGCCGGGAGCCGGGTGGTCCCACCACGCTGGGTAGGGCGGCGGCAGGTACGGCGGTCATCGTGGCGTGGGTCCCCTCCGTGGCGGTGCGCGCGCACCGGTTCAGAGGGAACATCTGAGGGGCTTTGCCGTCCATTACCCGGTGTGCCCTGATCGTTATCGCGGGCACCCAAGCCCGGGGCTGCTTGCGGTATGCGGAGATGAACCGCCGCTGTGCGGCGGCGCAGGATCGAGCCAGCTCCGCGCGGCCCGGACCGTCGCCCTGAATCCCTTTACGTACCAACCACTTGTCGGCGCGGTCGATGCCGGCAAGGACGTTCCATTCCCGGAACTGCCACGTTCGCCGCACTGCCGGTGCTCGTCAAGGCGGGCCTGGTCGGCGGCAAGGGCGTTCCTGACACCGTGACCGAACATCCATCCGAATGCCCGTGTCGAGCTGCGGCGAGGCGATCGGCCCGACGACGAGCCTGGTGGGGGGCCGCCGGTGTTCTGGTTCCGGTCGGTTGGTGGCCCGGTTGTGGCCCAAGACGGCGAACGACGGCTCCCCGTGATCGGGAACCGTCACCGTGAAGTGGGTTTGACCTGCGTAAACGTTCTGGAGCGGGCGACGGGAATCGAACCCGCACCACCAGTTTGGAAGACTGGGGCTCTACCATTGAGCTACGCCCGCATGCGACCGGTGACCAGCCGCCCCGGTAGTGTAGCGGTACACGCTAAGGTGGTCGCACACCGCCCAGGCGTGGCGGTCACGGGGTGTGGCGCAGCTTGGTAGCGCATTCGCTTTGGGAGCGAAGGGTCGCAGGTTCAAATCCTGTCACCCCGACTTTATGTCTCTGACCAGCAGCTTTCGCGGTTCTGCGAGGGTTGCTGGTCGCGGGGTCGGCAAGCGCAGTGCTCAGTGACACTTCGCTTTGAAAGTTGGAGCATGCCGACACCACCACCGATCCCGGCACCCGAGCCCTGGGAACCACTGATCGCCGAATGGCGCCGATCACTCCGCGCCGAGGGCAAGAGCGAGAACACCATCAAGTGCTACGGCGACGTAGCCCGCAAGTTCCACTGGTGGTCCGTCAACCCCATCGCACCCCCCGAGGTCGACAACCCCGACGAGTGGATCGCCGACCTGCCGACCGCACCCGAGCCGCCCGCCGAGGTCGACGAACTCAAGCGCCTTGCCCGCGCGTGGATCGCCTACCGCGTCGCCACCACGAGCAAGGGCAATGCGAACAACAACTATCGAGCCCTCCACGCGTGGTTCGGGTGGCTCGTCGCCGAGGACGAACTCGACTCGCACCCGATGGCGTCCATGAAGCCCCCCGAGATCCCCGAAGCGCTCGTGCCGATCACGCCGGACGACATCATGCGCGACGTGCTCGCCACCTGCAACGGGAAGGACTTCGCGTCCCGCCGCGATGAGGCGATTATCCGACTGCTCTGGGACACCGGATGCCGGCTCGCGGAGGTCGCCGCCCTCGATCTGGGCGACGACGAGCGGCCCGGTGATCTGGATCTGAACGTCGACACGATCCGCGTCCTCGGGAAGGGCGACAAGCTGCGGGTCATTCCGTTCGACGCGAAGACCGGCAAGGCGATCTCTCGATACCTCCGTGTTCGCAGTCGGCACAAGGGTGCCGGGCTCTCCGCGCTGTGGCTGGCCGAGAAGGGTGCCCGCCCGCTCAGCCCGAACGGCATCAAGCTCATGCTCCGGCGACGCGGCCGGGCTGCAGGCGTGAACGAAGCGATGGGGCGGAACCTGCATGCTCACCTCGGTCGCCACTACCAGTCGCACCACTTCCTCAAGGAAGGCGGCAGCGAGGGTGACCTCATGCTGATCAACGGGTGGACCACTCCGCAGATGGCGCGCCGCTACGGCAAGAGCGCAGCCACTGAGCGGGCGCACGCTACTGCGCGGCGGATCCGCGTCGGCAGTCGTCTGTAGCGGTGACACGGGTGCGCTGTGCTAGCCGCATGGCAGCGTCGAAGAACCTCACGCCCGCGCAGCGCACCCTCCGCGCCCAGATCGCCTCGCACTCCTCGTGGGCCAACACCGCCGACCGCGCCGCCCGCACCGCGGCGGCGCGCAAGGCCGCGAACGACCGGTTCGAGAGACACGTAGACCCCGACGGTGTGCTGCCGCCCGACATCCGCGCAGAGCGGGCCGCCAGCGCCCGCCGCGCCCACATGAAGAGCCTCGCCCTGCGCTCGTCCACCAAGCGCGCCCGGCGCAAGGCCAGCTAACCCGAGTCCGGCTCAACGCCAGTGCCGCCGCAGCGCGGGCAGCGCTCGCGAACCGTCAACTTCTCGCCATCCAACCGGCGCTGCACCCAGACCTTCTTCGCGCCGTGGCAGCGCGCGCACGGCTCGTCCTCGCATGACTCCCCAGTCATGGCCTACACCCTTCCACCGGCCAGCCGCCGCGTGTAGAACGCTGACCTGCGGCGATGACGGTTACCGTGATCGTGTGCCGAGGTGCTGGCGGATCCTCCGAGCGAGCACGATGAGCGGTCGCCGCGGTTCGAGGATGTCCGCGTCGAGCACCGTGGCCGGCGGGTCGGTGACGCCTTCCAGGTCCACGGCGGCCTCGGACATCCAGCGGCGCAGGAAGTCGACGCCGTCCGGGATCGCGAGGAGCTGGTACCCGAACCGGTTGAGCACCAGATCGCGATCGCACTGATCGAGCAGCCGCGCTGCCTCGGCCAGCTCGACGCTGGGTCGCTTCACGCGCCGCTCGGAAGTGGTCACGCTGGCCTCGCTGGGGTCTCGACGATCGTGATGCGGGCACCGATGGCGTGGACGTAGCCGAGGAGGTCGCCCAAGCGCGGCTGCCGGGCGCAGGTCTCCCAGCGGGACACGACGTCGCGCGTGGTGGCGAGCCGGTCAGCGACCGTCTCCTGCGTGATCCGGTGGCGACGGCGGATCGCGACGAGCTGCCGCATGACGGCCTGCGCGTCGGCACGCCGTTGGCGGGTGGTGCGTCTCCAAGGGTCCGCTCGCAACATCGCCTCTTCCCTCCACCTCGCCAACCACGATGGGGACGTCCGCGTACTCGGCCACCGGCCAGTGCCTTCCCGCTCAGCCCCCTGTCCGCTGCCTGGAGTCTTCCCAACTGTTCCACTAGTTGCAAGAGTTCCGTTAGATGCATACGTTCCGAAAGTTGCAGTCGATCACCATGCGTTCCATCGGTGGTGTTTCGTTGCATCGTGATCAAGGAACGGCCCCCAGTGAGCACCGGCGAAGCGGCGAAGGAACTCGGCATCGGCCGCACGACCCTGTTCCGCTGGTGGAAGGCAGGCTTGGTCACACCCGACTACGTCACCCCCGGTGGCCAGGCCCGCTGGAACACGGCCGACCTCCGTCGCCAGATCGATCGCCTCCAGCAGCAGCGCGAGGCGTGACCCCTGGCCGGCGCGGAGTCGGGGCATCCGCGCCGACCAGGTGCTCGGGAGGTTCCTCGTCGGTCTCGACGGGCCAGCCGTCAGCGCCGATCTTGCTGACGCGGCCGTCGTGGTGCAGGAACCAGCTCACCGGTCCTCCCGCTGGTAGACGACGACCTCGGCGCGGGCACGGACCGTGCGGGCGAGGCGCTCAAGCAGGTCGGCGAGCTCGGCGAACTGGGCCGGGCGAACGTTGCCGCGGGGCACCTCGAACGCGATGTCGCCGAGGAACGACTGCGCTGTGCGCAGCAACGTCGCGAGCTCCGTGTCGCTCGGCGGCTCGACAACCCCGTGTCCGCTGCTCTCCGTCACATCCCAAACGCTAGGAGCGATGTCGCAGCTGAAGTACTCAACAACTACTCAAGGTAGGCTGTAGCGTGCACGCACCCTCGGACCAGGGAGCAGCGCATGACCCACGACGAGTACGACAGCGTAGGACGGCGAGTCGCCCGAGCACGTCGCCTCGCCGGGATCACCCAGCAGCAACTCGCGGACCGTGCACACGTCGGCCTCGGCACCATCCGGCACGTTGAGCAGGGCCGCATCCCCGCCTCGCCGTCGTTCGTCGCATCCGTCGCCCGCGCACTGCGGGTCAAGCCAGCACACCTCTACGACACCCGCGAAGACCAGGTCATGGAAGAGCCGAGCGCCGACTCCGCCACGATCTCGGACCTGCGGTCAGCGCTTGACGCCTACGACGACCCACGCCCCGAGGGCGCGCCGCTCACCCTCGCCGCGATCAGCCGCGGTCTTGGAACTGTCGCACGAGCGATCCACCAGGAGCGCTACGACGAGGCCGCGCCGAAGCTGCCCCCGTTGCTGCACCACCTCTACCCCCTCGCTGAGCAGTCCGGCCGTAAGGGCGAGCAAGCCCGCGCTGCGCTGCACGACGCCTACCGCATGGCCGCCACCATCGGCGGCCAGTATCGGCAGTTCGACCTCGCGGCGCTCGCGCACGAACGGCATATCCACCTTGCCCCCTCCACGGGCGACCCGCTCCGCGTCGTCGTGAGCGCCTACCACCGCTCGACTCGGCACCTCCAGTACGCCGACTTCCGGGCTGGCCTGCGCTTGCTCACCCGTGCCCGCGACCACCTCGACGCCAGCCCCGAGGCGCGAGCGATGGCCGTACAGCTCGATCTCCGGTCCGCGGTGCTCGCTGCGCGCGCTGGCGACGGCCAGGAAGCGGACGAGTACATCGCCGAGGCGCGCGCGATCCTCGACGAGTTCGCCCCGCCCGAGCGGCCGTACTTCAACATCGACGCCTCCGCGCTCAATACAGCGGTGCACTGGTGCGCGCTGCCCGTCGAGCAGTACGACGCGGCGGAGTCGTTGCGCCGCAACGATGCGGTGCGTGTGCAGGACCCAACGCGGCCGGAGCGAGTGGGGCATCACCACATCGACATGGCGCGGGCGTGCGTGCTGCACGGCGATCGTGAGAAGGCGCTCGTGCACCTCAACGAAGCGCGCCGCATCTCACCGCGCCGCACACGGCAGCATCCGCAGGTCCGCGAGACCGTGGTGACGCTCGCCGAGCAGGAACGGCGCCGCGACGACACGCTCGCTGGGTTCGCCCGCTGGGCGGGCGTTCAGGTCTGAACCTCAGTACGTCCAGGCGTGCTTGAGGTCGAGGCGGGTCGTGGCTGCGCCGCTGGCGGGGTCGTAGTTCTGGATCCGGTACGCCATGCCGTAGCCCTTGGCGAGGAAGACGTCCCGGTGCACGCGCAGCGAGAACGCGTGACCGTTGTCGTCCCACCACTTCTCGGTCTGCCGCAGCGCCGGGGCCGCGGGCAGGTGCGGGCTCGCGATCACGCCGACGTTGGTCCAGCGCTGCTCGTGCGCGAACGCCACCCGCTTCCCGCTCGACTGCTCGACGATCGTGCCGAGCGCGAACATGCCGTAGCAGCCGCCGAGCGGCGGCGGCACCGTCCACTTCGCGTAGTGCTGCGCGCCCGGCGGCAGCGCCACACGGTTCGTGACGAGGTCGCCGTCGGCCGTCCACTGCACGGCGGCGTCGAGCTCGTAGAACGTGCCGTTGCCCTCCCAGCCGTCGAGCATCACCCAATCGCCGTCGCGGCGGAAGTGCTCCTTGTACTGGTGCGGCTCGCTGGCCCACGTGTGCGGGTGGCCCCAGCGGATGCGCGACTCGGTCGCGGACTGTGGTTCCCACGCCCATTGGCCCTCGGCCTGCGTGGCGTTCCAGTGCTGTCCGGCGGCGCGCTCAAACATGAGCGTGTAGTCGGCATAGGTGTCTACTGTGGACGGCATCGTGACGACCTCCCTTGTGTCGCCACGACAATCACGTCACAGTGTCACCACCAGATTGCTTACAGTGGACGGACGAACCGGGCCTTGAGGTAGGTCGCGCCGCCGACCGCGTCGAGCACCATCGTGTCGTTGTCCCCGCTCGCGGCCGCGTAGAGCGTCTGGTACGCCCGCAGGTAATAGGGCTCCGTCGTGCTCGTCACCCGGATCTCACCGCTGATCGGTAGATAGATTGCCTGCCGGCTCGGGATGTTCGCGGGGAGCACGTCGTTGTTCAGCAGCTCGATCGTGCCGCTGCCGGTCATGAGTGCGGCCTGCACCTGGCCGAGCAGCGCGGTCGCCGCGACGTCGCGCACAACGATCCCGAGGTTCGCGGTGATCATCCAGTAGCCCGTGTAGCCGAATGTGAACTCGTAGTTGTTCGCGGACTTCGTGATCGCGCCGCCTTCGTTCGTCGGCGCGGGCATCCACAGCGTGCGCGCCGCGGTTGTCGTGTCGTTCGGCTGGATCAGCTGTGCGTTCGCCGTGTTCGCCGTCGAGCACAGCGCGGCGAAGTTCGCTGGCGGTGTGGTGGTGCGGCCAGTGTGCACGAGGTGCGCGAAGCGGGCCGTGGACGGCGTCAGCGTCTCCAGCGCGCCCGCACGGGTCCGGAGAGCGGCCAGCTGTGCGGAGGCTGTGCCCGTCGTGGTGCTCGACCCCGTGCCCACACCGGAACCGAGCCGGGCACTGAGCCCGTTGATTTCCGACAGGCGGTCGATGTCTCGCCCGTCGAGATTGTTGAGCAGCAGCTTGAGGATCTCGCCGAACTGCGAACTCGACACTTCCGCGCCGGGCGGCCCGACGACGAGCTGATCACTGAATGCCATGCGTCCTCACTCTCCCCACGTCCCGACGTCCCAGCCGAGGTCCGGGTCATCCCAGAGCGCCACACCAGGCGTGCGCACGATCCGCAGCGCGAGCGTGTCCACCGACCCCGACGCGTCGTCCCGACGGTTGATGCCGATCACCTGCGCGAACAACGCCCCCGTGATGCCGCCCTCGTTCGTCAGCCGGATCACGTCGCGCAGCTGGATACGCGGATCGGCCGGGATAGTGATCGGCTCGACCAGCGGCGCGGGCTGCACGGTGTCCTTGAGCAGGTTCTCCAGGATCACGTCGACCGACCCCTTGGTCTGTCGCCAATCGGAGTCTCCGATGTCGACGGCGCGCGTGCCGCGCAGCGCCACCTCGGCCGCGTCCACCTTCTTCGTGCGGTGTGTGTTCCGCTCGCTGTAGGCCAGCCCGGACAGATGGAACGAGCTGGAGTTGCCCCCGATGTACGAGCCGAGATACGCGGCAGCCCAGCCCGCGTTGACCCACCAGCGCACCAGCGCCGAGCGCGCATCGGGCTGGTCTGGATCCGGGAATCGCAGGTCGACCGAGATACCGCCACCGATCCCGGGAACATTCGGATGTTCGACGTTGACGTTGTCGGCGCGCACCGCCGAGACGCTGGAGATCCTGATGTCCGGGCCGTTCGGCGGCTGGGTCGCGCTGACGCCATTAATGCGCGCGTCCACGGTCACAGCCTCATCGAAAGAGATCACCCGCTCCAGCGTGTCCCCGGGAGACACGTAGTAGTCGAGCGGACCGGGATTGGTATAGACGTGCTTGAACACCGCGTACCGGTTGACCGCGCCGCCGGTCATGGTGTTGGCGTAGTGATCAAGGCTCGGGTCGATGATCAGCGACAGCAGCTTGTCGTCGTCGATGGTCAGCAGGTTGCCGCCCGCGATCTGGTCGAGCGCTTCCTGCCGCATCCTCGGGTGCGACAGGGCGATGATCTGGCCGTGCTCGTTGGTGTGCACGACACCGAACTCGGCCTTCACGATCTCCTGCAACAGATCCCATGCGGGCCGCTCGACCACGTCCGGTATCCACTGGAGCTCCGTGAACGTGTGGTACGGCAGCGCCAGCGGCATGGCCTCGCGTTCCGGCGGGTAGCCCTGGCCGAGCTGGTATTCGAGCGTGGCGTCGCCGTCGTAGATCTGCACGTGCTGTATTGGGGCGGCGCTCGCCCGCAGTTCGACGAGGTTCGGCCGGAACGCTGGCGGCACGTTGAGGTACCGGAACCCCGCGGCGGGCATCGAGGAGGTAGCCGCGGTGACGGGGGAGTCGTCGAGGTGAACGTCGATCTGCACACTCGTCGAGGACACCGTGAACATCGCGTTCACGTAGTGCCAGCCCGCCGGGGCGAGCGCGGCATCGTAGGTCTTGACCCAGATCCGCGTACCGGTGAGCGCGCCGCTCTCGGTGAGCTGCACGGTGATCCGGCCATTGGAATCGACGAACAACGTGGCGTTGCCGGTGACGCCGTTGACCCACCAGTCGTCCATGAACAGCGTCACATACGACGGGTTGCCGACGGCCGAACCGCCCGCCGACTGGAACCACATCGACATGCCGATCTTGCGCGTCGCACCGCCCGAGCCCGCGGCGGGCACGGTCACGGCGCGGGCGCAGTTGATCCACGAGTTAGACCGGCGCGTGCTGTTGTACGGCGGGAGCAGCGGCTTGAGGCAGAGCCCGAACTTCCCCTCCTGCCACTGCCACACGCCAGGGTCGTAGGCGATGGCGTGCCGGACCAGCTGCGGCGAACCGAACGACCACGCGTAGTTCCCCACCGACGGCAACAGCAGCCCGTTGCAGGAGGCGTACATGACCGCGTCCTCGCGCGCCGCCGGGCCCGTCGGGCGGCCGCCCTGCCGCAACGTCTCCTCGACCGCCCACGCCAGCGAACCGGGGACCGCGCCGGCCATCTGCCCGGCGCTCGTGCCCGGATCGTCGACGTTCGGCGGGCGGATGCACCAGTGCGGAAAGGTGACGAGTTCGCGGCGGATGTCCTCGACGTCCGAGCAGACGACGGTGACCGTGTTGGCCTCACGGTCGATGGGGGTCGACCGCACCCAACCGGTGAACTGGCGCACCACCCGCTCGCCCGCCGCGGTCTCGACGACTCGCGAGTAGCGGACCGGGGTGCCTTTGATGTCGAACTCGTACAGCGGGGAATCCCGCCAGTACGGCGAGAAAAGCTGATCAGCGGCGAGACCCTGCTCGCGGAGCTCGGCGTCCCACGCGGCGTCGAGGTCCGCGTCGCCATACTTTGCGCCGCCGAGCGTCATTGTGAGCTGAGCCGACGAGAACCCCGTGACCGGGTTGACCTCCTCCGGGAGGTCCCCGACGAGGGTCGGGTACTCCAGCACCGCAGAGGTGAGCAGCCACGACAGGTCGGTGTACTCGTGGTTGTAGAGGCCGTCGCGGAGCCAGTCGAACTCGACCCGACCGGACATGGTCACATCGGGGCTCGCCAGGGCTGCCGCGAGATCGGGGTCATCGGCGTGCTGCATCAGTACTGCTCCAGCAGCTCGAGCGTCACCGACCCGTACGGCAACCGCTCGACGAGCCGCTGCGGGTTCAGGATCGCGAACGCGCCGACGTGCTCACCCACCGGCCACGGTGACGCTGGCACCGTGTCGCCGTAGCGCAGGCACGCCCGCGGCACTGGCATCGTGCCGCCCACGGTGGCGGAGATCGTCGGCGTCGCCCACGTCGCGCCAGCCGGAGCCGTCGCTGTCACCGTCCCCGACGGATCGCTCGTGCCCGACAGGAGCGTCCCAGCCAGGTCGTACCAGGAGATCCCGGCCGTCAGGCCGGACTCGGTCGCGAACGACAGCACCATGCCCTCGGCGGCGGGCCAGCGGCCCCAGACCGGGTTGACCCAGCGCAGCTCACCGGCACCGATGCGGAACCAGCTGTTCGTGCCGTCGGCCTGTGTCGAGATCGAGCCAGAGCTCGTGGACCAGTGGTCGGCTCGCCCCCGGCCGACGGACTGCCGAGGCGCAAGGTAGTTCCGGGTGGACGGTTCGACGACGACGACCGGTCCGGGTCCGTGCACTTTGGACGCTAGCTCGGTGAGCCAGTCCGCATGCGCCTCCGGGAGCCACGGCAACTCGATCGACCATCGTCTCGGCTGCTTCGGCCGTGACGAGGTGTGCACCGCGCCGGAAAGCGCGACCATCTGCGCGAGCTCGTTCGCGGGCACCTTGACCGCGCCACGGCGTGGGTTGCGCATCTCGCGCACGTCACCAGGCCGCCCGATCCACATACCCGGATCGTCACCGCCGGGTGTCACGCGCAGAGCTCAGCGCGCCCGGTTCAGCAGGTTCCCTTTCGCGACACCCTGCGCCAGCACACGGCTGTCCAGCACGACGGTCACCGACCTCCCGTTCGCCGCAGCACGATCGATCGCGCCGACCACGGCCGACGTCTGCCGGTTGATCGCCGCGATGACACCCCGGCTTCCGTCGACGACCGGCACCGTGGCGCCGGCTGACGACATCGACGTGGCCGCCGCAGCGCGCGGCGCAGGTACCGCAACGCCACCCGCCGCGAATCCGGCCGGGTGAGGCGACCCGAGCATCGCCTCGTTCGCGGTCTGGAGCAGACGCAGGGAGCGCGGGTCGTCATTCTCCGGGATGTAGTACTCGCGGTCATGCGTGCGGTCCCCGATGAACGGGATGACGGCCTTGAGCCTGTTCGGCGGCACGACGGCCGCCCGGTTCGCGTCCATCACGCCGAACTGGCCGGACGCGACCTTCCCGGCGAGCCCCCCACCGTCGAACCCGACCGGGCGGGCCCCCTCCCACACACCGCCCTGTGCGTTGCCCCAGATACCGCCGAGTGCGTTCCCGCCGAAGATGTTCGAGATCTGCACCTGGACCTGCTTCACCACGGTGCGGGCCGCAGCGCGCTCGAAGTCCGCCAGGGCGGCGTACGCGCCGCCCGTGGCCAACCCGAGCCACGACGTGCCCCGCGAGCGGTTCATCGCTCGGACCAGATCAGCGAGCGACCGGTGACCGGGGTTGGCGTTACCGAAGATCGTCGCCGTGCCGCGCGAGCGGTTGATCGCGTCGACGATCCACGAGCGCGACGACTCCGCTGGCCGGTTGTTGCCGAGCAGCGTCACCGTTCCCCGCGACCGGTTGATCGCGTCCACGATCCAGCCGCGCTTCTGCTCGGCTGGCCCGGTGTTCGCGTCCACCTGCGCGGTGAGCACCCTGCCGTCGACCGACTCGGCGAACTCGCGCGCCGCACGGGCGCCTTCCTTTGTGTTCGCGAACACCTCGAACGTGCCGTCGGGCAGTTCGACGATCGCGTAGTTCAGGTCGAGGAGCGCCTGCTGCGCGTCGCCGGTCAGGTCCGCCTTGATCGACTTGCCCGGCGGCATGCGCTCCAGTTCGGACGTGATCAGCTGTGCCTGCTCCAGCGCGTTGCCCTCCAGCTCGGCCAGCGTCGCGACCCGATCCGGCACTAGCCCGTAGTACTCCAGGACAGCCGCGATCTGCTCCTGGTTGAGGCCCCAGCCCTCCAGCGTCTCGGCAAGCCGGTCACGCTGCACACCGAGGCGACGGCTGACCTCCTCGACGGGCACGCCCGCGGCCGCGAGGCTTTTGCCGAGCGTGCCGAAGTCTGCAGCCGCGCCCTGCACAAAGTCCTGGAGGTTCGAACCGTTCTCCGTGAGCGTGCGGATCTCGCCCGAGGCGTTGACCAGCTCGCCGCCCCAGCCCTTGGCCTTGTCCACGCCGTCGGCGAACTGGCCGTTCATGTCCCGGATCGCGTCGTTCAGACGCTGCGTCGCCTCCTCGGCTGACGGCGTGCGGCCCTCCAGCTCGGCGAGGATGTCGATGATTGCCTGGCCCTTCGACTCCACGTCCGCCGCGGTGTCGGCGAGGACGTCGAACGCCGCCTCCAGGGTCTGCGCGCTGTTGGCCGCGCCCTCCTGCGCGTCCGTGAGCTGGAACACGGAGTCCCCGGTGTTCAGGATCGCTTGCCGTGCCAGCTCCTGCTCGCGGCGGGCCGCTTCGAGCGCCTGACGCTGCTTGTCGAGAGCCATCTCCAGGATCATCACTGGCACGAGGGAATCGTCGAGCGCGGCGTTCAGATGCCCGACCTCGTCGGCCGAGTGACCAGCTTCCGCTTTCACGCGGTTCAGGGTGGTCGTGATCTTCGCCATCGCGGCGTCGTTGCCGGTGGCTGCGTCGGTGACGGTGTCCCATCGGATGCCGAGCATCGCGGCAGCTGCGCCCGCGCCGTCGGCGGCGAGGCCCTGCGCAGCAAGCGACCGCACCTGACCGTCGATGGCGTTTCCGTTGCGCTGCAACACCTCCGTGAACCCGTCCTGCGCCTCCTGGATCTCCTGCGCGCGCTCAGCGGCGAGCCGCTGCTTCTCCGCGAGCGCCATGAGCACCCCGCCGAAGACCCCGGCCGCGAGCGTCGCCGGGTGGAACGCTCCGGCCGCGAGACCGAGCATGCCGACCTTGAACTTCGAGCCCGCGCCGCTCGTCTTCGAGATCTCCGAACGCAGGCCCTGGAACCCGCGACGGGCGCCGCCGAACGTGAGCATGTCGACGGCCTTGGCCGCACCAAGGAACGTCGTGATCGGCCCAGCCCAGCCCCCTATCGCGGAGGCGAACCCATCAAGGAGGGAGATCCCGCCAGAGACCACGCCCAGGAACCCGGATGTCGCGCCGGACAGCAGCGGCATCCCGGTCGACGTGAGCGTCAGCAGGAGGTCTTGCACCCCGGCTAGCGACGTGCGGAACTGCTCCAGCACCGGGCCGCCGTGCGTGGTCAAGTTGGTGAAAAATCGCCCCGTGAAGTCGAGGAAGTCACGCAAGATGTACCCGGTGGTTTCCAGGGCATCGCCGGACGCGTCGGCGCCCTCGGCGAGGTTGAAGAACATCTCACGGATGCCCCAGCCCATCTGCGTGGCCAGCGTCCCGACGCCCCGCATGGTCGACTCGGACTGGTGCGCGGCGACGAGAAGCGCGGGCATCGACACGCGGGCCGCGGTGTCGACGCCGTCCACGAGCGGGTCGATCCCGTCAGCCGCATGCGCAAAGGCGGCGTGCACATCGGGCGAGAGATCGCGGACCGTGCCACGCAGTGTCGCCGCCGCGTCGACGAACTCGCCGGCCATCGGCTCGGCGGCCGAGCGGGACACGGCGACCAGTTCGGCGCCGAGGGCTCGCCACTCCGACGCCACATCATCCCGCGTCGCCGAGGCAGCCGCGCCGATCCCGATGAATGCCGCCGGCACCACGGCCAGCGCCGCTACCGCCGCCGTACCCGCGATTGCAGCCGCGGCGGGCACACCGGCGAAGAGGCCCACCGCCACCAGCGCGGAGAACCTCGCGTTCGCCCGCTTCGCCACGGACTCGGTGGCGCGGTCGATGCTCTTGGACTTCTCAAACCCGTCGGCCGCCGCCTCGGCGGCGGCCTCCGCTGCTTTGCGGGCTTTCGTCGTCGTCTTGTCTTGGTCTACGTCGACTTCGAGCATCACGGCGTTGCGGCGCGCGACGAGAGCCTTGATCTTCGCCTGTGCCTTGGCGGTCTCGGCGTCGACATCGATCTTCGTGTCAGTGCCGCGCAGCTTGTCCAGTTCCCAGATCTTCGCGACGGCTTTCCTGACGTCGGCGTCGATCTTGAGGACGGTCTCTTCGCGAGCTGCGGCCTTCATCGCGGCCTTGGCGTGCGCGAGTGACCGGACGAGCGGAGAGGTGTCGGCGTCGAGCTTGCCTGTGATGTCGAGCGCGGACTCGGTCTTCTTCGCGTCAGCGCGGACGGCGCGTGCGGTGCGGAAGTAGTCGGAGCCGTCGCCAGTAAAGCGCGCCTGGAGCTCGCCGACCGTCAACGCCATGCCCGCAACGATCAGTTCCCGGTGTCACTCGCGGACGATCCCGAGCTCGCGGTCCATGTCGTCGATGCTGCCCTCGTTGTGCTGGGCCGCTTGGCGCATCTGCCCGATCGACTTCATCGTCAGCGACTCGGCCGAAAGGCCGGTGAGGCGCACGACAAACCAGCGCCACGACCGGCCTTTGTAGACGGCGGGGTCGCCGAGGTCTACTCCGTACTCGCGGTGGAAGTCGGCTTCGATGAGCCGCCACCGTTCGAGGTAGTCGCTCCACGTGACTTGCGGGCCGGTGTTTTCCTGGAGCTCGCGCGCTTGGTCTTCGTCGATGAACTCCGGGATGTCTTCGGCGGACCGGACGACTCCCCGGCCTGTTCCGGGGGGCGGACATCACCGCCTTCTATCTGCCCGCCGTTGGTCCACACACGACGTGCGTAGTCGGCGCCCACGATGTGCCAAGCGAGCAGGGTCGCGCCCACCTTGACCATCTGTGGGTAGGTGACGCCGTTGGCCTCCATCTCGGCGCGCCGCTTGGGGCCGATGAGGTCTAGGTACAGCTCGACTTCGCCAGCGTCGTCGAGGTCGAGGTCCTTTCGGGGCTTGGGCCCGTGCTCGGCCAGGTGGGCGACGACCTCGTCCACGCTTGGCTCGCGGCCGAGCTGGTCGGTCAGCGTCTCGATCGCCTCGACGCGGGCCTTCGCGGCGCGGCGCATCTCCTCGCGGAGTTGCACGATCTGAATGCCGCGAGCCATCGGGATCGCCGCGGGGAATGCGTACTGCTTGCCATTGATGGGCAGGACGAGGGGCTTGTCGGTGGTGTCGTCCTGGTAGTCAACGAGGTCGGGGAAGGTGGTCACGGTCCTGGCTACCTCTCGGTTACGGGGTCGGCGGCGTGTACGTGAACGGCGTGAGCGCGCCAGCGCCGGTGATGTTGCAGTTGAACGGCGAGACGCCCTTGACGTCGCCGCCGGTGCCGCTCCAGTTCGCGGAGCCGCGTCCCTGGTAGCCCTTGTTGTTGTCCGTGCGGTACATGCGCACCTGCACGTAGGCGTCCGATCCGGTGGCGATACCGGCCGCCTTGAGTGCTTCCTGGCCGGGGTCCTCGACAGGGGAGGCTTCCTCGCCGGTGAAGCCTTCGAAGCCGGTCACATTCAGGGTCCACGACCGGAAGGTGGTGAGGCTGTCGGACCAGCCGTCGGAGTCGAAGTCGGAGGTGTCGACCTCCTCGGGGGACAGCTCGAGCGGAATCGAGGTGAGGCCGCGCACGGGGACCCAGTTCGGGGTCTCCTCGGTGCCGGTGTTGATCTCCAGCCGCTGGAAGCGGACGGCCCTCTTCTTGAGCTGCGCCGGGGGCGCGGGTGTCGTCACGGTGTGACCTCCATGATCAGTGCGTACAGTTGGAACGACACCGACCAGCGCGGCCGGCCGTTCGCGTCGGGCCCCAGCCAGAACGGCTGGGGCTCGTTCGCGTCACACGAGAAGATCTCTTGCTCGTGCTCTGTGCCTGCCGCCCACGTGATCGCCGCGGTATCCCGCAACGCCAACCGGATCGCCTCGGCGTCGTCGTGCCCGACCTGCCACGGCGTACCGACCGCATCCCGGAGGACGACCTGTAACTCGGGTCGCTCGTAGCCGGAGAGGTCGGTGCTGGGAAAGCCAGTTCGAGGAATGACGCAAACGCAGCGGTCCGGTGTGGACGGCATGTCGACGACGAATGCTGGGCGTGCGTCGGCGGGGCCTTGGCCGTCGTAGCGGGCAAGGCCGAGCGACGCGAGATGCAGAGCACCCGACTTCGGCAACACACCACGACGATGTGGCCGGGGTGTCACCCGGCCACTTGACTGGAAATCAAGTGAAGGTCAGCCGCCGAGGACGTCCTTGACCGCGTCGGCGATGTGCTGCTGCAGTCGCTGCTCGTTCAGCCGGAACGGGTCACCGAGGTACTTCGCCTTCCGGCCCGTGTCGTGCTGCCAAGTGATCTCCTCGTGCTGCCGAGCGGCATACACCGTGTCGTAGGAGACCGCTCCCTCGAACCCGTCGGGCGTGTCCACAATGGTCACCTTGCGCGAGCGGTCCAGGTCGCCCTGATCGAGCGGCACCTCCGCGCCGGAAAGCCGCGACAACTCCTCCATCGCCTCGCGGCCACCGCGCCGAAACGCTTCTAACACCAGGTCGTCGTCCGGGATGTTGAGGCTCACGACACGTGCACCTCGTGGTGCATGACCGTGCCGTCGAACCACGTCAGGGTCTCGACCATCTCGACCCGCCGCCAGTCCGGCGCGCCGCCGCCCTGCGCGAGCTGGTCGCCGACCTTCGGCTCCCACGCCGCGGGAACGTACACCGTGCCCGTGAGCAGCACGACACGGCCCTCGGGCGTCTGGATCTGCCGCGAGGTGCGCTCCCAACGGCCGTAGCCGGACATGGCCTCACCGAACGTCGGACCGTCGGGGCCGTCAGGGATCTGCCGCCGGAACCACACCGGATCCGCAGTGGGGATGATTGTGCCGAGCAGGCTCACCATGTCGCCACGCTCCCGCCGATCAGGCCAGCGCTTGCCAGCGCCTCGACAGCGGGCCACGGGAGCAGCGTCTCCCGCCCGTAGCCGACACCGTTCGCCGCGCCACCGCCCGAGGCGGTGCCATCCACTTCGAGCTTCCCGGCCTTCACCCGGCCACCGCGCTCGACGATCTCGGCGAGGCCGCCGAGGGCGGCCTGCGTCTTCCGCTGTTCGAGCTTCGCGCGCACGACCTCGCCCACCGCAGCGACGATGTCGCGGCGCACCTCGGCGTCCTCGGCGCGCTGGGTGGTCTCGTCGATGGGCGGCCAGCGCAGGATCTTCCCGCGCAGCGTGCGCACCGCGGCGTCGATGTCGCGCTGCAGTTGCGCCTCCGGGTAGTCCGTCGGCAGGTCTTCGCCGAGATATTCGCGGATGTCGGCGGTGGTTGCCCAGATCATGCGATGACCTCCACAGGTGCGGTGGGTTGCCAGCCCATGCCGTCCCATCGCAGCGGGTCGGCGAGCGGCACCCATGCGGTGCCGTTCCATCGGTAGGCGCGCGCCCCCGCGGGTGCGTCGACGGACGCCACGAGGATGTTGTCGATACGGAACGCTGGACCGGCCGCGCTCACGGACCACGTGAACCGCCACTCGACGCGGGCTGCCGTTTCCGGGGCGGTCAGCGTGCCCGAAGCCTCTGCCCACTCGGCCGAGCGCGGCATGTCGATGGTGTCCTCGCGTATGAGCGCGTTCCCGGCGTCGATCCAGCGGACGCGCCACGCCACTGCGGGCATCGTCGCGACGGCCTCCCGATACCGCACGCGGAACGTGTAGTTGGTGCCCGGCGCGGTGACCACGGCGGGCGTCTCCATCCGCATCACCGCGGAGCCGAACGCCTCGGTCGTCGTGGCGAGTAGCGAGGCCGGTGGACTGTACGCATCGCCGGTGTCGCGTGCGATTTGGCAGCCGTACCACGCGGCGTGCGCTTCGAGGTCGGTGTCGAACGTGGCGTCGACGATCACGGCCATGCTCAAGCCCCCGAGTCGGCGAACCACAGGTCACGAGTGGTGAGGCCAGGAGGCACGTTGCCGGGGTTCGTGCCACCGAGCCACACCACCGGGCGCGTGGTGGGACGCTGGGGCCAACCGGTGTCCGGGTCGTAGGCCAGGGTGACGGCGACGTCGGACAGGTCCGGTTGCTCCTGCGCCGTCGTGAGCGCCGCGGCGAGCCCGTCGATGTCGGCGATCTGGTGACGGTGCTCTGCGGGCGCGGCCTCCAGCGCGTCAAGGCGCGTGTCGATGTCGACCAGCGCCGCAGGAAGCCCGGCCACGTCGGCGGGCGCGTGCGTGTGCGGCGAGGGCGGGAACGCGCTTGGCTTGCCGGTGACCTCGGTCCACGCGACCGAACCGGCGGCGACGGTGACGTCGACGTTGCCGGCCTCGTCGGGCCCGACGCCGTTCACGGTGGCGACGACACGATGCAGCCCGCCCAGCGGCACGGTGTCCGCCGCCGAGGCGAGCGCGAGCGGCCCGTCGCCATCGGGCAGGGCGAACGTCTTCACGAACGTCCGCTCGCCGACGCGCACCGTGGCAGTCCACGTCCGCCCGGCTGGCGCCGCGACGTCGGTGCGGGGAAGCAACGTCTCCGCGTGCCCGTTCGCGTCGAACGTGGCCGAGATCGTGGCAGGGGCGACCAGGACGCCGTTGAGCACGCACCACGGCGCGCCGGTCTGCTGATACTCCAGCGACGCCCCTTGCACCGTCTGGCCGGTGAGCGCGACAAGGTCGCACACCACCTGCCGTTTCGGCCACGAGTCCGGCCACGTCATCGGTCAGGCCTCGGTGCCCGGGTCGTGCGCGATGACCGCGTCGCAGCCGCCGAGCTTCGCGACTGGGGTCACGTTCTTGCGCACGAGGAACGTGAGCACGAACGAGCCGATCACGCCGACGACAGTGACGATCGCGTTGACCGTCACGTCATCGATGGTGAGCCAGCCGACGCCGACCAGGGCGACGAGCACGGTGCGCACGCCCTCGGCGAGCTGCGCGGGCTCGGTCGCGGCGAGCCGGGCCAGGATCTCTCGAATGGACATCGTGGGTGTCTGCCTTCCTGGTCAGGGCCGGGGAGCGATGGAGATGCGGAACGGGCGGTCGGACCGATACCAGATGTCGATCTTCGCCGTGCCCTGAGGCAGGATCACCGACTTGCCAGCCGTTTCCCAGACGACGAAGTCGTTGAGGACTGACCCGGAGCCGCCAGGGTTCTTGTTGTTCGGCCCGGACATTGGCTTCGCTTGGTTCTTCCACGTGTTTATGCGGTGGATCACGACAGCGCGGTCGTGCGCGGGCGCGATCACGAGGTCATGCTCGCGCAGGATCGACGGCACCGGGATAGATTCGCAGCGCCAGATCCCGCCTTCGGCGCCACCTGCGGGCAGGGTTTCCATGTGGTCTCCTCCGTAGAGCTCGGCGTAGCTGGTGGACGGCTTCGGCGTGGCCGGAGCGGCCGATCCGTTGATGATCGACTGCACGCGGGTGCGGAATCCGGCCATGCCGCCCGGCCAGGATCGGATGTCGATCTTCCGGCTGGGGGCCCACTCGTTGTGCCCGATCACGCGTCCGGTCGGGAGCTTGTAGAAGCGGGCGAGTGCGGCGCACAGTCGCGGGTAGGCGTCGAGCATGGCGGGCGTCCAGTCGCCGTCGCCGCCCTCTTCGGCCTCGATGCCGATCGTGTTGGCGTTGCCGTTCGCGCCAATCCCTTGGTAGTAGCCCGATCCGGCGTGGTAGGCGAGCCCGGCGGCGACGAGGAACACCGTGCCATCGCGGCCGAGGCCGAGGTTGCACAGCGGCCCCGGAAGCCCGGACCGTCCAAACGTGACGATCGACTTCGACGGATAGTTGTCAGCCGGACGGGTCGTGTCCGGCGTGGCCGTCCAGTGGCACACGACGCCCTTCACGGACGACATGCCACCGTGGCCCCGGTTCCTCCATCCGTCGACATGCACAACGGGAAGCCGGGCACTGGCGACGGCGAGATCAAGGTTGGTCAGCCACACGCGAGCAACCGTGCGGCCCCAGTGTCACCCCTTGGCGAGGGTTGGAACCGTTGTCGGTGGCGGCTCCGCAGTGCAGGTGTACGTCGGCGACTCGTCCGGCGAGCCAGCGTCGCGCGTGCACGACTGCTCGCGGCCCGCCGCGTCCGTCCACGTCCACCCTGCGGGTGGCTCGCCGTCCTCACCGGGGGCCCCAGCGGGACCGACCGGTCCGGCAGGCCCAGCAGGGCCGGCAGGACCAGCGGGCCCGGATTCGCCATCAGCGCCATCCGCGCCCGGCTCGCCATCGACACCGTCAGCGCCATTCGCGCCGTCTGCGCCGGACTGGCCGTCCTCACCGGCAGGGCCGGTGTCGCCGCGCTCGCCCTGCGGACCACGGGGACCAGGCGGCCCCTGCTCGCCCCGCGGCCCGCGAGCACCCCGGACCGGCTCGACCTTCGGCACCCCACCGAGTTCCCGAACCTGATCAGCCAGCACCGCAGCCGCCGAGGCATTCTCCGACGCCCGCGACTGCAGCGTCTCGATCTCGTCCTGCATCGAGCTCCGGTCCAGGAGCCACACGACGAAGAACACCAGGACCCCGGCGATGGTCAGGCCCGCCGCAGCCCAGATCGTGCGGTGCCCGCGGCGGTCACGCGCACGCTCGGCCGCGGCCTCGACACGCCGATCGAACTCAGTCACCGGTCATCACCGCCCTCGCGGCGGATCCGCAGTGCCTCGGCGATCTCCTCGGGCGTGATCTCCCCGTCCTCGGCTGCGGCGAGCAGCCGGTCGGCAGCGGCCTCACGTGCGGCGCCTCGCCGTTCCCTGGTGCTGGTACGGAACGCGGTGACGACCACAGCGATCGCGCCACCCAGGGCGGTGACGAGACCTGCGAGTGCTGTGATGAGCGCTGCGACCTCACTCACTCACACCTCGTCGAACGTCTCGCCAGGAGTCATGTCCTGGCCCTGGAGGTCGGGCACCGGCTCGCCGAAATCGTCGGTCGGGCCGCTGGTGTCGTCGGGCTCGTTCGCGCCGGGCGCGGGCACCTCGACGTAACCGAGGTGGCGGAACACCGCCTCACGCTGCCCTGTCGCGTAGTGCGGATGACCGCCCTCACGCTGCGCCAACCACGGCATACCTGGTCCTCCAGTCCACGATCAATGTTGCAGGTGGGAGCCCCGGCGTGTCCACCTTCCCCAGGCGACCCGTCCACCACCACGGACCACACACCGGGGCTCCCGGTCTACTCGGCGAGCTTCGCGTTGACTCGCTCGGCGAGCTCGGCCTTGGTGCCGCTGGTGGGCAGCCCCAGCTCGCCGGCCATGCTCTTGAGCTCGTCGAGGCTGTGCTCGTCGGGCGACACCGCGCCCTGCTCTCCCTGCTCGGCGGGCTGCTCGTCGCCGCCCTCCGACCGCTCGCCCTCGGCCTGCTCGTCGAACAGCCTCGGCTCGTCCTGCTCCGCGCCCTGCTGGGTGAGGCCCTGCGTGGTCTCCGCGTAGCCGACGTTTCCATCGTCCACCTCGGGGCCACGCTCGGAGCCTGGTACCTCGCGCGCCTGGTAATGCCGTCGGTACAGCATCGGGATCACGCCGGCTGGGGAGCGAAGCGGGCGACACCGAGGCGACGGGTCGCCCGGTACACGCCGTAGTGGACGTTCGTGGTGATGATCGTCGAACGGGCGAGGATGTCCCGGTCGGTCTCGACCATCGGCCGCCGCTTGTAGGCCAGCAGGATCGAGTCCCGCCGCACCAGGCGCGCGCCGTTGACGGCCCGCCCGGACACGATTAGCGGGATGCCGTAGACGGAGCCGATCGCCCCGCGGAACAGGGTGGCGTTCGCACCAGCCTTATCGGCGGTCTGGAATCGGTCATCCTCCATGACCGCGATCTGCTCCTGCGGCGAGATCACGAGACCGGCGAATGCGTCGGCCCAGTCGCCCTCGTCGAGCTCGCCGAACTCGGCGATCGCCCTACCGAGAGTGTCGATCGAGAATGGTACCTGCGCGGGTGTGGTCGCACCGTCGGTGACGTCGACGGACCCAGGACCTGCGGCGTCAATCACGGCGAACAGGTCCTTGTCGATCTTCTGCGCGACGCCCCGCGTGAGCTGGCGGCGGGCCTCCGGCTCGGGATCCTGGATCGGGTCCATGCGGGCCTTGTCGGTGAGCTCGACGCCCTTTGCCGCCTCCTTGACGGTCATCTTCTCACCGTCGGTGTCCATCTTGACCGGCACGATGACGTCGGTCTCAGCGATGTCCTCGGCGTCACCGATGTAGTTCCACCAGTTCATCGAGATCTCGTTGCCGGGCTGGCCCTGCAGGCGCGTGTTGACGCGGGCCATCGGCGTGAAGCGGATCTTGTTTGGGATGTCCGCCTCGAGCATGTCTTCCCAGACCTCGGGGATGATCGGGGCGAGGTCGGTGCTCGTGGTCTGTGCCACGGTGTGTCTCCTTCGGACGGTGACGACGGGGGCTTCCGTGGTGTCGCTCGTCAGCGCCCGAGGGAGTGCTCGGGTGTCGTCCTCCTGCCGCGTGCGCGGCCCCGCCCGTTTTCCGCCCGTCGGCGCCCGGTGGAGTGGCCCGGGGTTACCTCCGTGTCGGAGAGTGGCCGGGTGGTGTCACCCGGCCGTCTCCGTGTGCGCCGGGAGCCAGTCGGCCACGTCGGCGTCGGTGAGCATGTCGACCATGAGCAGCCCGCCGGGCCAGCTCCAGGCCAGCCACGTGTACTGCTGCCGCTCCTCGTCGGCCTTCTCGACGACGGCCGCCGGGATGCGCTGCGCGATGCGCGCGCCTCCCGGCTCGACCCTCAGGTTCTCGTGCAGCTCCACGACGCGACTACTTCGCCGCCGCGGCCTTGATCTGCTGGTACAGGCCGGGGTTGTCCTTGTAGAGCTTGGTGCGCTCGTCGACGTCCATCTTCTTGAACTGCTCGACCGTCACGGACTGCTGCTGCCCGCCCGACCGATCACCACCGGACGACGCCGGGAGGCTAGAGCCCTTGAACTCGGGGTACTCCTCGACGCCCTTCTTGACAGCGCCTTCGATCGCTGCCTCGACGGCCTTCTCGTCAGCGCGGTCGACGCCCTTGAGCGCGCCGGAGATGTCGCACAGCTTCACGAACGCGCCGACGCGCTCGGGTTTGATCCCGGCCGCGGCGGCGAGCACCTTGGCCTCGGCGAGGTCGGCGCGCTGCTCGGCGGCGGTGGCGCGGGACTGCTCGGCTTCGAGCGCCTTGGCGGGGTCGACGTCGTCCGTGTCGTCGCCGTAGCCGAGGACCTTGGCGAGCTGCTTGTTCTGCTCGGCCTGCCGATCCTCGAAGGTCTTGCGCTCGCGCTGTATGCGCTCGTTGATCAGGCGGTCGACGTCGGCCTGCGTGAACGTCTTGCCCGCCCCGGTGTCGCTGTCGCCGTTGGTGGCGGGCTTGGCGCTATCCGCGGGCGAAGCGGCCGGGGGCTGCTGGGTTCCGGGCGCGGTGGCGGGCTGCCCGGTCGTGTCGGTGTTGGTGGCCGGGGTTGCCACGGCCGCGGGCTCGTTCTGCCCACTGGCGGCGGCTCCCGTCTCGGTTGCTGGGGAAGTCATGGACGGGAGCGTCGCCGCCGTGTGTCACCGGAGTCGGCGTCCGTAACAGGAACCACGGGTATGCCGACTAGCGATTCATGACCATGCGTACCCGGACGGTCGCGATCGCGGGCGTCCTCGTCGTCGCGGGCATCGCCACGGCTGCGTACCTACTCGTCCGGCCAGGCGACTTTACCGCCCGCGGCACCGTCACCATCACCGGCGGCAGCGGCATCGTCGGGGTTTCCTCTGGCGGCGTGTTCTACGGCGACCACGGCTCCTGCCGCGGTGTCGACGGCTACTCCGACCTCACCCCCGGCAGCACCGTGTCCATCGCGAACAGCTCCGGGGAGATCGTCGCCCTCGGCGCCATCGAGGTCGGCGAGTCCAAGACCGGGGTAACCGAGCCGGGCTGCATGCTGCACTTCAACGTCCACGAGGTCCCCGCTGGTGACGGGCCGTACCAGGTGGCGGTGGGGCATCGGAACGCTGTGCCGGCCAGCGAGGACGAACTCAGGTCTGGGGCTCTTCTGGTGATCGACTAGTGGACTGCCTCGTGGGGACCGTTCGTTAGCCCGCTCCACCGACCGGGCGCTCGCGGTCTCGTTTCCGGAGCTGCCCGGTCTCCTCGACCAGCGCCTTGATGCGCGCCGAGTTCTCCCGGATCTGGGCCCGCAGGCGGCGTGCGGTGTCGGTCTGCTTCCCGAACTGCTCGGCCGCGGCCAACCGCCGCTTGAGCTCGCGGGCGCGCCGCTCCAGCGCGCGGAGCCGCTGCTGATCCTTGTAGCCCTCCTCGTTGCCGTGCGGCGGCTCGATCCGCGTCAGGCCCGGCGTGTACGGGTCGGCGCGGTGGGTGCAGTTCGGATGCCACAACCCCGCGGCGCGCGCGGCGGCGAGGGGCGCGGCCACGCGGTGCCCGCCGTGCTCCTGCCCCACGGACACGCCCGAGATGGATAGCACCTTGCCTTCCCACGGGCGGCACATCGGACACTCCCGCGGCGAATCGGAGATCACCACCAGGTCGCGGCCCTCGACGAGCATCTGATCGAGCTGCCCCTGCACCATCGCCTGGCCCGCCACCGTGCGGCCCGCCATGCGCGCGTACGAATCGAGGTGCCAGCGGCGGCCCTGGTCGTCCTCGAACCGGTCGTAGCCTTCGGCTTCGAGCCGGTCGACGGCGCGGGCGACCGCTTCGCGGCGGACCATCGTGCCGGTCTGCATCAGTAGCTCGGTCTCGACGATCGCCCGCTGGTACACGTCGAGGTGCGAGCGGAGCACGGGGACGTAGGTGCCGCGCAGCTGCCGCACGTACCGCTGGGCGAGCGAGAACACTTCGTCCGTGCGGGTCGCGATGCTGCGGACGTCGAGAGTGCGGGCAGCGCGCTCGCCGAGGTCGTACGCCTCCCGCAGCGCCCGCTCGACCATGCGCGGCGTGGCCCGATCCAGGCCGTTCACGATGGACTGCAGCTCGTCGCGCACGGCGAGCACCTCGCGCGCCTTCTGCTCGGCCCACCCCTGCTGCTCGATCCCGCGCGCGAGCCGGCGGGCGACCGCCTCGATCATCCGCTCGGCGGCGAGGTCCCACACGTCCAGCAGGGACTTGAGCACAGTGGCGGCGTCGGCCGGGTTCACACCCTGCGCTGCCGCCACGGCGGCAGCCGCAGCAGCGGACGGCGGTACGGCGGGGCCGGTCACGGCTCAGCGGTGTCGAGCGCGTCGGGCGTCTCGTACCCGGTCAGCGGGTTCTCGGCGCGCTTGGCCTCCCGCTCTGCCTGGATGCGCTCAACCTCGTCGGTGACCTGCTTCTCGTCCCACTCTGGGTGGGCCATCTGCACGCTGGTCTCGATGCTGATCGCCTCGGCGAGCTTGAGGGTGTTGATCGTCTCGGCGGTTTCCTTCGGGTCAGCCTGGTCGGTCTCCCGCCACTCCAGCGTCGGCCGCTCCGTCGGGCGCGGCCGGCCGAAGATCACGGCGTTGATCAGCATCAGGGTCTCGGCGAACCGCTCCAGCGCCGGGCGCGCGTACTGGCGCTTCCGGTTCTTCGTCTGGTGCGACCGGTGCTCCCGGCGCCGAATCGCTGTGCCCGAGAGCTGGCCCTCGACGTGCATCCCGAACGACTGCGGCGCGTACCCGGCGCGGGACACGATCTGCTCGACGAGCGCCGCGCACGTGTCGGCGTGCTCCTGCACGCGGATCGCGAACTGCACGGGCGTGATCGGTGCGAGGCCGTTGCCCGACTCCATCGGCAGCCCCGACAGTGGGGTGAAGACCTTCGCGTCCTCGTCGAACACCTTCGCCGGCGTGCTCCGGCGGTGTCGCCCGAAGAACTTGTCGGTCGCGGTCTGCACGTGCCCGGTCGAGCGCGACGACGGCGCGACCGAATCCAGCATCTCGGCCGAGACGAGCACGCGGCCTTTGCCGAGGTCGAGATCCCGCATCCACGAAGCCCACGCCGCGTCGAGCGCGTCGAGCTCGGTCTCCAGCCCCTGGATGTCGGCGCGCCCGTACGGCTGTCGGTCGAGCGGCTGCGGCAACTGGTTCGGGATGTACTCGACAAGGATCCCCCGGGCGCGGATCGGTCGCGTGTCGATGACCCCGCCCGACTCGCCGACGGCGAGATGCTTGGTGTCAGGGTGATCGGCCAGCCCCATCAGCTTGCCGATGTTGTTCGGCGTGCCCTTCCACAGCTCGTGCCGGATCTGACCGGGCTCGTGATGCTCCAGCCACCGCCACTGGAAGCCGTCGCGCTCTCCGAGGTTGGTCACGAACACGACGCCGATCAGCATGCCGAACCGGAACTCGGGGATCGCCTCGTCGGCACGAACCGAGGTCGACAGCGGGTGGTCGAATAGGTCCCGCTCCCACGCCGGGCGGAGGTACACGCCACCGAGCGCGGCGCACACTTCACCGGCCTCGACCAGGCTGTTGCCCCACCCGATCGTCTGCGCGAGCTCGTCCCACGCGTCCTGCACGTCGGCCGAGAACTGGAGCGTCGGGGAGTCCGAGAACACCAGCTCGGCGCTGGTACCGGCGATGTCTCCCGCGAGCGGCAGGTGCATCTGCCGGTCCTTGAGTTCCTTGTCGCGGTGCTTCTCCCAGTAGCCCCCGGGCGCGGTGGTGGAGGCGTGTGTGCGGAGGTCGTCGAGGTCGCCGGACCACCACGCGGCCCACGAGGGCCAGCGCTTGCGCAGTTTCTCGGCGCCGGGCGGCGGCCAGGGCATGTCTGGGCTGATCAGCACCGGGTGAGCGTCGCGCGCGAATGTCACCCAGTCCGTCCAGTGCGGTCAGTTCCGTCTAGCGCGTTCTGGTCCGCGCAGCGACCGTTCTGTCTGCTCCGTAACGGTATCGAACCTTCCTGCGACTCATGATCAGGAGACGACACACCGGACTGGGGACCGCCATGACCCGCACGGCGCTGCGCAACACCACCATCATGCTTGCCGTGATCGCCGTCGCGCTCGGAGTGACGATCGCGATCATCCTCATCGGACGTGACGACGAACCGTCCGTCGGCAGCGGAGGCGTGACCGGCACCGCGGCGACGGCTGAGGACACCTTCACGCTGGAGGGCACGATCACGCTGTCGACGGACGGCGCCGACCTCCAGCTCAACGACGACGGCTCCTGGTACTGCATCGGCGCGAACGGCTACGACGACATCGCCGAGGGCACGAGGGTCACGGTCTACGACCCGTCGGGCGCCGTGCTCGCGACCGGCGCGCTCGGCCAGGGCGGGGACTCCGTCGAGCCGTGCGTGCTGCCGATCGCCGTCCCCGACGTGCCCGGCGGCCACGACACGTATCAGGTCGAGGTGTCGGACCGCGGGAAGATCGTCGTGTCCGCGACCGAAGCGAAGGCCGGCCAGGTCGCGCTCACCCTCGACTGAGGCTGCATACCTGGTCCCGAGCCGATCCATCTGACGGCAGATTTCGTTGCCGAAATTCTGTAGACTCATCTACAGAATTTGTGTAGAGTACTCTACATGCAGAGATACGAACTCGACGCCTGGCTCGGCGACCACGACCTCACGGACGACCAGCTCCGCGATCTGCTAGATGCGGCCAATGAGATCGAGGAGCGATACCCGGAACCGGACGACTCCGAAGAACGCGACGCGGCCCTCGTCACCGCATACCGGCTCATGATCGCAGACCCCGAGACAGTCGTAGATGACCTCGGCGCCGATCTCCTGCGCGCCCGGCAAGCCGAAGCCGCCGCGCTGGCGGGTATCCGCCACGCCGCCACCGCCCTCGTTCGCATCGACCGGTCCGCGCGCGGCATCGAGTCTCAAGCTGGTTTCGCCGAGCGGGTCGGCGTCGACCGCATGACCGTTCGAGACTGGATCGGCTTACGCTGACGACATTGGTGTGAGCGCTACGCGGCCTGGTCGCGTTCGGACGTGGCAGCGAGTTCGGGGAGCCAGCGGCGCCACGCAGGGGCCGCGGCCATGACGCCGTAGCGAAGCGCGTCGGGCCCGTGGTCGTCGGTCTTGACGGGCTGCTCCTCGCCGCGCTGTAGGGCGGTCTCGTCCCAGACGTAGCCGCACATCTCGTCCCACAGGATCGGGCACTTCGCCTTGTCGATCAGCAGCTTGCCGCCCGCGATCAGCGACGAGGTGTTGCGGATGCCGACGTCGACGCGGTTGTCGGCGGAGCGGATGCCGGGCCAGCCGTCGGCGCGCATCTGCGTCCGCAGGCTCGCCGCGCTGGGATCGAGGACGATGATCGGCGCGACGGGTAAGTGCTCGATGAGCGGGCCCGCCCACTCGGCGAGCCGCTGCGAGATCGCGGCATCGGTGAGCTGACCCTTCTTCCTGCCGTCGTGCTGCCACTCGGCGGCGGCGTGCAGCCGGTCGTCGGTGAGCACGATGAGCACGGCGTGCGTCGGGTTGCTCGTGCCGTAGTCGAGCGCGATCCACCCGCGCTGCCACCGGTCCGGGTCGGGCGCAGCCGCAGTGTGCACGGCGTCGTCGAGCATGTCGTAGATCGCGCCCTCAGCCGCCACCCACAGCCCGAGGATGAACCGCTTGTACCAGAGCCCCGTGAACTCGGCCATCAGGCCGCGCACGTACTCGGGGTCGAGGCCGGGGTTGTCGTCGAGGTTGAAGTGGAACGACACGATGTCCGGTCGCTCGGGGTGGTCGAGGGGGAGCTTCTCCTTGTCGAGGAACTTCTTCTTGAACCAGTGGGCCGGGTTGTCCGGGTTCGTCGTGCCGAAAAGCTTCGCTCCGGGCACGGACATGCGGCCGAGGAGCTGTGTGAAAAACGCCTCGGGAAGGACGGTGATCTCATCGACGTACGCGCCGGCCAACGTGAGGCCGCGGATACGGGACTCGGCGCGGGCGTCGTTGGCGCCGATGACGTGGACGAGCCTGCCGAGGATTCGGGCGGTGGTGGCCCCGCGGGTGTAGGAGATCGCGGCGGGGTTCATGTCGGCGATGACGTCGAGCACGTTCCGGGCGAGCGTGTCCCTCGTTTTGCCGATCATGGCGAGCGGCCCGGCGGGTGCGGTGCGGACGAACATCAGCCAGCGGATGATCGATCCGATGGTCTTGCCGGATCGGATGGCGCCTTCCCACACGTTGATGCGGTGGGTGGCGTCGAGGATGCTGTCTTGCTGCTTGACGGACAGCGCGGCGGCCTTGGCCGTCGTGGTGGTCACCCGTCGGCCTCGGCGTCGCGCGCCGTGGCGGCCTCCCGCTCGTGCCGCGCCTGCCGGAGGCTGTTCTCGAACTGCTCCAGCATGTTGCTGGCCTGCCCGGCGCCGGAGTTCTCGGCTTCGAGGCGGGCGAGGCCGATGGCCTGGGCGGCGGCGCCGGTGATGGCGCCCATGGTGGCGCGCCACTCGGCGGGCCCAGCGGGCAGCACGGTCTGCTCGACTTCTTCGCGCCCCATGTCGACCTTGACGACGTTCAGGTGCACAACGTCGCCGAACAGCCGCTCACGCAGCTCGGCGATGTCGTCGAGTAGCCCGGCCTGCAGTTCGGTGCGTCGGCGGGCCAGTTCGGCGGCGTTCGCCGCGGTCGCGGCCTCCGTGCGCTCGCGCCGGTCCTCCCACGCGTCGGCAAGGTCGTACTCGACGGCGACCCGGTAGACGGTGGAGATGGAGACGCCGAACTCGCTCGCGATGGCGCGATGCGAGGGTGTGGGGACGCGGCGGATGGCGTCGGCGATCGCGTCGCGGGTCTCTTGGGGGAGCGGTGGGCCTGGCACACGCTGATCGTGAGACCAGCGTGTTACCGGCCGTATCCGCTGGTCAGTGGCTGGATTCGCGTGCTTCGAGTTCGGCGCGCAGGGCGTCGGTGGGCACCTTCTCCAGCCCGACCCAGCGGACGTTGTTGGTCTCGACATCGACCTGCGCGGCGAACACCGTCAGCACGGCCATCGGCACCTGCTTGACGCCGAGGGTGACCTGCGCGGCGATGACGCCGGGGATGGTCTCGCCGTTGGTGGCGTCGGTGACGAGGCCGAGCGGGTGGTCGGGGTTCTGCTGGATGCGGATGCTCCGCTTGGTGGTGGGCATGCCGCGATGCTGGCGGGCGGGTGTTACCTCGCGTCGGGCTCGTAGATGCGGACCAGTTTCTGTGCGAGGTGCATGGCTTCGACGAGGTCGGCTTGCACGACGGGCGCGTTCATAGCGTTGATCCGGTCGAGGCACTGCTGGAGCACCTTGATCCCGTCGCGGAACCACTGGTCGACCATGCGCGGCGGTGGTGGCGGTGGCGGGTACCTGACTTCGAATGGCATGTCGTCTCCCTGCTCGTGGTGGTGCCGGCCGGTCGCTTCCCCCGACTGACCGGCACACGGGAGACGTTAGAACGTATGTTCGATGACCGCAACGGTGGGCGGATCACACCCTGCGGCGTGGCCTCCGGCGGCCGATCATGAGCAGGGTGGCGACGGCCGCGGGGATGGCGAGTCGGGTGAAGCAACTACCGCGGGTCGGGGGCGGCTGCTGGGGCACGGTTCGGCTCCTCGTGGTGGGTGATGTGCTCGCGGAAGCGGAGTTGCACCCACAACATCACGGTGATGGCACCGCCCACGCCGCGTAGAGCCATCTCCCAGAACCAGCCCGTCACGGCCGCCATTCTTCCCGGTAGTCCGGGTGGTCGTCATACGGAAGGGCAAGAGCGCGCAGGGCCGTCCGGTACGCGTCGAGGATTCCCTCGTGCCGAGCGACGAAGTCCTCTCGGTCACCGGCGGGGCCACGGCTGACCTCGCCCTCGTACTCCTCGATGATGCGCCGCTTGGATTCGATGTCGGCCAGGACAAAGCGATCAGGCTCGGCGCGCGCGAAGAGTTCGTCCCGGAGCTCCGACGTCATCGGCTGCCACCCACCTCCGTCGATGGACACCTCGTCTTGCCCACGTGCGCCACCCCTGATCTCGAACGGCGGCGCGTCCCGGCTGAAAACCCAGACATCACGAGCGCGATGTTCTTTCTCGTCGAGTCGAGTACGGAGAAAGCCGGTCAGGTTGTCTTCTACTCGTCGGGTCTCCACAGTTCGGGTCTCCAGTCTTCGGCGCGCCACGGCTTGAGGTCGAGATCGTCGAGCGGCGGCAGCGGATACGGCTTGGCGGGCGGTTCGTAGTCGGGCAGTGGTTGCAGGCTCATCCGATCATCGTCACGCCGCGACGAGCGCCAGGTGCCGCTTCGGGGCGGGTTCAGCCTGCCGGGTGATCGTAGGCACGACGATCGGGAGCATGAGTTGTCCGGGGCCGACCCAGCGGCGGCCGACCTTGAGCGGCCGCTCCACGACGGGCAGGTCGAGCCAGAGGTTGCGGCGGCGGGCCTTCTCGCGGGCGGTGGCGCGCCGGTCGGCCTCGTAGACGGCGTGCGCGGTGCGGCACTCGGGGCAGCGGCACTCGTGCTTCGCGTACCGGCTGTTCGTGCCGTGCTCGGGCAGCACCGCCGGCATCGGGAACCCGTACTCGACGGCCACCTGCTTGCGGTCGCGGCGGTCGAGGCCGCCCCAGATGCCCCACGGCTCGCCGCTGCGCAACGCCGCCTCGGCGCACTGCATCCGCACGGGGCACGCCGAGCATATGACCCGGCAGGCGAGCGCCTCGGGGCTGTTCGGCTTGGCGTCGTGCCACGCGTCGACCAGCTCGGGGAACAGGTTGCACGCGCCTTGCTCGTGCCAGTCGGGGACCTGCCGGGGGATGCGGGGCAGCTCGACGGTGGTCACGGCTGCCACTCCTTGAGCACGTCGGCCACCGTGTAGCCGTTGCACTTCACGAGCGGAGCGACGTCCTTGGCCATGCGGAGCGCGGTGTCGAGGTCGAATCGGTGCTCGGCACGCCACGCGTCCTCGCCGCTGGAGTACTCGGCGAGCTCGGCATCGGTCGTCGGCTCCTGCGCGCCGTCGCGCCACACGTAGCAGTACGACCAGGTGCCGTCGCGGCCGAGGAACCGCCCGAGGCGGCGCACCACCCACAGGCCGTCGCCGCGGTACTCGACGCGGACCTCGAACGCGTCTGCGTCGGGGTGGTCTTCGGGCAGGCCGCACACGACGTAGGTGACCGGGCTGACCCTCGGCTCGGGGACGGTCATGGGGCCGACTCCTCGGTTTCGTAGCGGATGACGATCTCGTCGTCGCCGGGGAACAGGCGGACGGAGTCGTCGTTGTGGGCGCGGTCCTCGCCGAGTTCCTTCTGTGCGAGGTGGATGGCGAGTTCGACGTCGCGCCGGGTCGCGCCCCACGGCTGCGACGCGGGCACGACGTGCTCGACGCGACGCACGACGGTCTCGCGGCGCTGGACGTCGGTCACGGTGTGATCTCCACTTCGATCCACAGTCGACGGTCGCCCGGGCCGGGGTGGATCACGGGCATGTTCTTGGTCATGTGCTTGGGGGTGTCGTCGGGGACGAGTTCGAGGCCGACCCAGTCGCGGCGGGAGCCGCGGGCGAGGGCGTCGCATGCGGCCTTGAGGGTGGGGACGAGGTTGTCGGCGTCGCGCCGGCGGTTGTCGCCGGGCCGGTAGTGCAGCGTCACCGTCAAGTGCGAGCCGGTCGGGATACGGGCGGCCTTGGCGGCGACGAGCACGGCCTCGCGGATGAGTCGGGTTCGTTGCGAGCGGACGCGGAAGTGGATGCGGTCGTTCGCGTTGAGCGGCGGTTCGAGCGGCCCGCCACGCCGACGGGCGACCATCGGCACGTCGAGCTCGTACACGGCCCGGTAGGTGCAGTTGTCGCAGGGGTCGGGGCAGTCGGCATCGAGGTTGAGCATCCAGTCGCGGTGCTGCTCGCACCTCGTGATGTTCCAGCGCGTCGCTGTGGTCACTTCGCCCCCAGCGCGGTGGTGATGGCCTGCACGCTCGGGCACGGCCACAGCACGATTCCTTGCGCATGGCTGTTCTTCACCGCGTGCTCGTCGGAGCATTCGACGCACACGTGGCCGTACATGACGGTCAGTGGGTCGCCCTCCTCCTCATCGCTGCGTTTGTGCAGATCCAGCACGGCGCGGAGGGCGGCGAAGGCCCGCATCGCGTAGTCCTCGCGGTCAGGCGCTGGGTCGCTACCGAGCTTCGGCGCGTCCTCGTAGGCGTACGCATCGAGGGTGGCGCGGGGGTCGGTCACCGTCTCCATCTGCGGCGTCTCCTCTGCTGGTGGAAGCGGATCGAGTCTTCGATGAACAGCTGGTAGTCGCGTGTGGCCTGCCGGTCGCGCTCCCAGCGGCGGATGTCGCGCCAGCGGTAGCCGCTCTGGGGGTCGACGGTGAAATGCGCCCACACGCGACGCAGCCAGGGCCTCACGTCGCCGTCCCGGTGTGCGGTCTCCTGCACAGGGCCTCGACATCGCTCGGGCTCAGGGGCTCCGGGGTGTCCTCGGGTATCTCGCCGAGCATGATTGCGAACGCCCACATCACGCGGTCGTAGCGCCATTTCTCGGCGGTCACGAGGTACTGCGAGATCACCTTGCGGGCCTCGCGCACCGCCTCGCGCTTCGCGTTCAGCCGCTGTTCGTCGGCTGGGGTCGGCTCCGTACGGAGCAGGCCAGCGTCGTCGAGTGCCTGCACGGCATCGGCGAGGCCGACGACCTGCTCGCCGTCATGGTCGTACCAAACGGCGCACCGGACGCCAATCGCCGTCTTCGCCTTCTCGATCACGTCGTCGGTCTGTGCGGGCTGGTCAGGCATCGGTGGTGCTCCCTTCGAGGGAGTCGACGACGGCGCGGATCAGCCACTCGGCGGCGGGCGGGGTGACGCCGTTGCCAAGCTGGCGGACCTGCTCGCGCTTGGTGCCGGTGATCACGTAGTCGGGGGTGAACGCCATTGCGGCTTGGATCTCGTGGACGGCGAGCATCCGGAACGAGCAGTCCTCGACGGCGGGTGTCTCGTGCGGCCAGCCGACGAGCGACTGATGCCCTGCGGTGGTGAGCGTGCGCGCGGGCTCGGTGACCGGGGTGGAGAGGTAACCGGCGTCGCCGGGCCTGTTCGTGTTGTGGCGCACGAGCATGTGGTGATTGCCCGACGCGCACACCGTGGCCAGGGGTTTGCGGATGTCGCGGGCATCGCTGCCGCCGCCGCGTAGCTCGGCGATGAACGCCAGGCCGTAGCGGTCGTGGGTGGTGAGCGCGCCGACGGGCTCGCTTGACGGCCGGGCAGTCTCGGCGGTGCCGTAGTAGGGCACCACGAGCGCGGTCTCGTGCCGGGCCGTCTGTGTGCGCATCGGCGCCGCCACGTGCGTGGCGACCTTGCCCTCGCGACCTTCGACCGGCACGAGTAGACCGTGCGTCTCGCGGGTCGTGAGGGTACGGAACGGGTCGCTCGGTGGATACGACGTGTCGTTCCACGTGCCGCCCGCGGGTACGAGCTGCGCGCCCGCGTACCGCTTAAGACCGGCCTCGATCCGCGCCAGCGTCTTGGGCGAGAGTGGCTTGTCGCGGTCGCCGATGCGCTGGCCGGGCAGTGCCCAGTCGATCGCCGCCGCGGCGGGGAGCGCGTAGGGCTCGACGATCGCGTTGCGGCACGACACGTTGGGGCAGCGGTACACGTACTGCTGGCGGTAGCGTCCGACGCGGTTGCCGTTCTTCCACGCCTGCATCGCGCGCACCTCACGGTCGCACGTCGGGCAGTAGGCGGCCGGGCGGATGTCGAGGTCCGGGGCGCGGTTGCCCTTGCGCCAGAACACCACGTACATCCGGTCGCGGGACTGCGGCGCTCGGGGCGCTGCGATCGCCGGGGCGTGCATGCTGTTGAGGGACACGATCTTGTGGTCGTAGCCGTAGGCGTCCATCGCCATGAGCCACGCGCGGAACGGTTCCCACTTGGCGGCGTCGACGACGTTCTCGACGATCACGGCGTCGTAGCGGTGTGCCTCGGCGAACCGGGGCACGTCCCACATGGTCGCGCGGGAGCGCTCGGCGACGTGGTCGGGGACGGTCTCGCCGAACAGGTCCGGCTGTTGGTTCCGCTTGCGGCCCTTGGCGATGCTGTGGTTCGTGCACTCGGGGCTGGCCCACAGGATGTTCGAGCGGCGGTAGCGGCGCGGCTCGACCTGAGAGATGTCGGCGCAGTCGTGGTCGCAGTCGGGGAAGTTCAGCGAGTGGGTCTCAATGGCGCGGGCGCTGTGGTTGGCGGCCATCTGGAGCTGGACGCCGGGGACTGCTGTGGCGCCGAGGCCGGAGCCGCCGGCGCCACAGAACAGGTCGGTCACGGTGATCACGCCGTGGCCTCCGCGAACTCGTCAAGAGTGAGCACCCTGTCGGCCCGGGCCGCGGGGTTGGGTGACACGGGGAGGCTGACCAGCGCGCAGGTTCCGTCCTTGAGCGGTCCGCGTGCGCGGTAGTACCCGTCGTCCTCGGTGATCTGGGTAGCTCCGAGGCTGCGTGCCCATCGGGTGAAGGCATCGCGCCCGCCGTCGCGGGTGAAGATGCTGTCCACGTAGACGCTGGGTCCGCCGCTGCCACGGACTCCGACGGATCCGATGGTGCTGGCGAGGTCGTTCGCTCGTGCGTGGTCGAGGATGGCGGCGAGCCAGGTGATGTCGTTCTCGGTGGTCATCCGAGCACCGCCTGTGCGGCCTGGACGATGAGGACGAGCACGAACGCTGCGACGACGATCGCGGCGGCGCCGTCGAAGTCGTTCCAGGCGCCTTCGATGTCGAGGCGGGCGCGGCGCGGTGCGGGCTTGGTGGCGCGTTGGTCGCGGATGCGGACGGTCATCTCGCACCACCGGTCACGTACACGTCGAGCTGCGCGGCGGGCGAGGTGTTGAAGTGGCGGTGGTCGGGCGAGCCGACGGTCGCGCCTTCGAACTCGACGCGCTCCTCGACGGACCAGATGCGGGTGACCGACACGAAGTCGTTGTGGACGAACAGCTTGTCGCCTACGGAGAGTTCGCGGGCGGGGATGGTGGCGTACTTCTGGCCCTGGACGCCGTTGCGGGCGCGGGTCTCAGTGCGCTGGTCAGGCGCGGTGGTGGTCATGTCGTCTCCCTGGTTGTTGTCCCGTGGTTCTCGGTGACACTTGCACAGTAGCAAAGATGCATGCATGCACGCAACTGTCAGGCGTGCAAATCAGCCGAGGCGGCCAGCGCGGCATCCTCCCGAGCCGGATGCGCAGGACGCTTCGTCAGCGGCTCACCCGTGTGTGGCTGCACGCACGGCTGCCCAACGGGCGCCTTGCAGTGCGGGCACTCCACCGACCGCAGCAGCCGCCGAGCACCGGCCTCCGACTCGGCCGCCTCCAGCTCCAGTCCCTTGCGAGCGGCGAGCGCGGCCATGACCCGATCCACGCCGCGGTGGATCAGCTCCGGGTCGAACGGCGGCCGCTCGCGCTCCTCCGGCGCGTGCCGCCGCAGCTCACGCCACCAGTTCACGATGTCCGCCGGCTGGATCGTCTCCCGCGTCTGCCGGTAGTGCGCCCACAACGCCCGCTCCGCGGCCTTCATCGGCACGTCCGCGAGCATCCCCGTCCAGATCCGCAACACCAGCTCGCCCGGCTGCGGCGCCCGCGGATCGATCGTGGCCGCCGCCGCGAGCAGCTGCGCCACCTCCTCACGAGTCACGACGCGCGACCCCCCTCGATGACGAGAAACGAGCCCTGAGCGCCAATCTCCGGGCCCGACGCGGCCCCGAGCGCCAGCCACCCGCGAGCCTTCGCCTCACGGCCATGAGCGCCCGGCTCGGCCACCGTGCGCGCGCCTGCGGCGAGGGTCGTCCCGCCCGCTGCGTGCTCTTTGACGAGGTCGGTGGCGATGGATGCGAGGACGCGTGGTCCGATGCCGGTGCGGGTGTTCCAGCGTTGGAGGGCGGTTCGGGTGATGTCGGGTCCGATTTCGGGGAGGAGGGTGGCGGCTTCGATGGCGAGGGCGGTGCGGATGGTGGACGGGATGTTGCGGCCGATGGCTTCGGCGACGAGGCGGTAGGCGGTGGCGCTGTTGGTGCCGGTGATGGCGGGTCCGGTGGGCGTGGTCGCGGGCGTGCTCGCGCGTTCGGTAGTGGCTGCTGGGGTAGGTAGGTGAGTAGAGATCTCTTTCTCTTCCTCTACCTCTGCCATGTGGTAGCTATTGCTGGTGCCTTGGCTGGTGCTATGGCTGTTGCTATCGGTTTCTGGGGTGGTTTTCGGGGTGGTTTCGTCGCGTTTGGACCAGCGTTTCGCGGCGCCTTTGCGTCCGCGTTCGGCTGCTGACCTGCGTTGTTCTTCGACTTCGTCCTTGGATCGGTTGTGCTCCAGGTAGTCGTGTAGGTATGCCTGTCCCTTGGGAACTTCGGGGCACTTTTTGCACGTGTGGCCGTGTTCGTGCAGCAGCCCGACGCGGACGAGTTTTCGCGCTTTTTGGGTGGAGATCCCGCCTTCGTGGGCGACGGTGCGGATGGTGATCCATCCGTCGGTGTGGTACTTCCCGGCGTACGCGAGGGCGGCGGCGTAGCCCCATGCGGCGGCGGGGTCTTCGAGCGCGACGACCTTGGGATGGTGTGCGATGTCGACGGACATGCGCACGAACTCGCGGGGGTCGGTGGGGCGGTTCGTCATGCGGGCATCACCTCGAAGAGCGTGGGTTCGGGGGTTCGGTTGGACCACAGGACTTCGGTGCGCTCTTGGCGCGTGCCGCCTTGGCCTGTGGTGGTGTCGATGCGGGTGACGTGCCAGCCGTCGTAGAGGTCGGCGTAGAGCGGCGAGTCGTAGCCGGAGAGCACGACGGAGGCGGCGCAGCCGCGCAGCGCGTCGGCGAGCTCGCGGTGCTGCGCCTCGGTCTTCATCTCGTGCCGGTAGCCGCCCGACACTCGCGTCGAGCCGAGGTAGGGCGGGTCGACGTACAGGAGGACGTTCGGGCTGCGGCCGTACCGGTCGATGATGTCGAGCGCGGGCTGGCACTCCAGCGACACTCCGGCGAGACGTGCGGCGGCGGGCTCGAGCCGCGAGACGTAGGCCTCGAGGTATCCGGGCATGCCGAACACCGAGCCGGCGGGATCGACGTAGTGTCGCCAGCCGGTCGGCCGCATCTGGCCGCCGCGGCCTTGGGAGAGCAGCACCCACACGCGGCGGGCGCGTTCGAGGTCGTCGACCTCGGCGCCGAGTGCGTAGGCCTCGAGCTGTTCGGCGCGGGCGTGCGGGGTGAGCGCGCAGACGCGGGTCAGGTCGTCGGGCTGTTCCCGGAGGACGCGCCAGAACGTCATGAGGTCGCCGTCGAGGTCGTTCACGGTCTCCATGCGGCTGCGTGGCTTGGCGAGCAGCACGGCCAGCGATCCGGCGAAGGGCTCGACGTAGTGCTCGTGGGGTGGCAGCTGCGCGACGATCTGCTCGGCGAGCCTGGTCTTGCCTCCGAAGTAGGCGAACGGCGGTCTCATGCTGCGCTCGTCTCCTGCTGGCGGTTGCGGGAGCGCGCGCGGGTGACTGCGCGGCTGGTGATGCCGAGCTGTACGGCGATCTGGGAGGCCGACTTGCCAGCTCGGGTGAGGCGGTCGACTTCGGCGTCGATGTACGGGTCGCCTGCGACTCGGCGGCCGGAGCGGACGGGCCCGCCTTCGATCTCGTTCCAGCGGCGGACCTGGTCGCGGGTGGGGCCCGTGTCGGGGAGTCCGACGGCGCGGCGTAGGCGGCGGAGTTCGTGCTCGGGCATAGCTCGCGCGGGCTGTTTCGGGCTGCGGGTGGGCAGCAGCCCGAGGCGTTGGTGCTGCTTGTGGTGGCCGCTGCATAGGCCGCGGGAGTAGTACTTGTTCGTGCAGCCGTCGAGGGTGCAGGTGCGTTCGGGCATGTGGTGCGGTCCTTGCGTGTAGGGGTGCGGCCCGCGCCCCGGGGGATCGGGCGCGGGCCGCTGGTCGGGCGGTGCGATCAGATGCGGGGCTGGGGCGATGATGTGGCCGCGGTGTCGCTGTCCTCGCGGGCTCGTTGGCGCTCGTCGCGCCGTTCCTCAAGCAGTGCGTCATATCCGCCCCGCAGGTGGCCTTCGTCGTAGCCCTGCGCGTAGGCGGATTCGACGATGCGGGTGATGTCGAAGGCGATCGACGGGGGCGCTTCGCGGAGCGCGTGTCCGAGACGGCGGTGCAGGTCTGGCGGGAGGTACCGGACGGTGATGCGTTCACCCACGGCGTGCCTCCTCCGGGTAGCCCGCGGTGAACATGACCCCGGCTCGGCCGCGGACCGGGTCGGCTCGCCAGACGCGCTCGCCGTTCTCGAAACCGTCACGCCACCATCCGATGTGGGGCTTGGTGGGCACCAGGTCGTTGCCGAAGTTGTAGTCAATCACCGCGTGGGCGAACTCTCTGGCGGCCTCGATGTCGTGGGTGCCGAACACGATCACGCCGCAGTCATCGTTGGTCCAGCCGTCGTTCTCCCACGGGAAGCCCACGATCTTGCGCGGCCGGTACGTCTTCCCGTTTGGCCGCTCGATCGGTGAAAGCGCAAGTAGCTCAGCCACGGCGCGCCTCCGGAATCTGGCCGTGGCGAGCACCGCGCCATACACCGTTCTTGCTGGCGTGCCGTGACTTCGAGGTCGAGACGGCGTAGGCGATGCGCTTGATTCGGCCTTCCTTGGCCCAGATGCCGAGCACGCTGGAGACGAGGTTGCGGTCGTAGCCGGTGCCGCCGTCGTGCTGCACGAGTCGGTGCACGTCGTCGGCGGTGAACTCGGCGCCCGAGCGTGCAAGGGTCGCGACCGCGGTTTCGACGCGGTGCCGGTCGTCGCGGTAGCCCTTTTGGCCGGCGGCGAGGTTCGCGGCCTGGCCGGCGTGCCGCTCGCCGAGCCCGAGCGAGAGCTGATCAGAAGGCATCGGGGCACCCTTCGTTGTGACCGGACGTGGTCGAGTTGCAGGTCGGGCAGGGCAGGCACTTGCCGCACATGCCGAAGCCGATGAGCTCGCCGGGCCGGTGCCGCATCTTGAGCAGGCACCCCCATTTCCACGATTCCCAGCCGAGGACGTACGGGCGGCGGCCACGGAACCGGAGGCCGTTCACGCAGCCACCACAGGCGCCGTTCCAGGTGATGCCGTAGCCGCTGATGATGCCTAGCGCGTAGGCCTGCGAGGCGAGCCATTGCGCGAGCCGCGTGGAGGCGCCAGGGTGGCGGCGGTGCTTGCGGGCATCGTGGGCGCGCTCGTGCTTGAGCACCACTGCCCAGTGGTCGTCGGCGAGGCACCACGGGCACGGTGCGAGATCGGCGTATTCGTCGTTGTCGTCGACGTAGGTCGGGCCGTGGTCGCGGTCGCAATCGATTCGCAACAGCTGATCAGGCATCGGCCACCTCCGGCAGGTGCACGTCGACCACGAGCGGCGGTTTCGCGCTCGGTGCGGGGGCTTCGTCCTCGACATCGAGGCGTGCCGTGTTCGGGCTAGCGTCCGTCCACTCGCCGATGTGGTCCGGGTGTCGGTGTTCGCCTGCGTGGCCGTCGTCGAGCACGCAGCGAAGAACCTGCTCGCGGGTCTCCTGGTCGCGGACGTACGGGTTGTCCTTGAACGGCTGGTGCGTCGAGGTGCATTGCGGCTCGTCGGGTTCGGTCCACTCGCCGGGCTCGTCGAAGCCCTTCGGCCAGTAGCAGCCGCAGTCCTCGCATTCGAAGCAGTCGTCGACGAAGCTGGTTTCGCGCCAGCAGATCGGGCAGTCCGGGGCACGTGCTTCGATCGCGGGTGGTGCCGGTCTTTCCTTCGTGTCGGTCACTTCGCGAACACCCCTTCGTTGATGAGGGCAGCGAGCATGTTGAGGTGGTGCACGACCACGCCGAACAGCGCCTCGTGTGCGGCCTCGCCGCCGGACTTCTTCGCCACGACGCCGAAGTGCGCCGAGATCACGTCGCGAGCTGCGTCGTCGTCACCGTTGAGGTGAGCAGTGACAGCCTGGGCCGCTGCGAGAGCTGACGGATCGTCGGCGGGGTCGCCTTCCTGCTCGATGACCCACATGCCATCGCTTGGGAGGCGCCCGCCGTTCAGCTTCTTCACCGCGCCAGCGACGATGAGCGGCCCGACCGCGGCGAAGTACCAGAGGCGCAGGGACGCGGCGACGGGGTCGTCGGTGAAGTACTCGTCGAGGGAAGCGGCCATGCCGTCGATGTCGCCGTCGGCGGCTTGGTGGGCGACGCGCAGGAACTCGGCGGCGATCGTCATGGACTCCTCCGCGCTCGGCGGCTGGTCCTGGTCGTTCAACTTCATGCTGCTGTGTCCTCCTTGGACGGTTGCGCGGGTTGGCTGGTGAGGTGCCATTTGCCGCAGTGGTCGCAGGGGTAGGAGCGGGTTTCGAGGCGGCGGCCGGGTTTGCATTGGGACCAGATGTGGCCGAGTGCCGCATCGGCGGCGTCCTCGCTCGGCCACTTCCGCTTCCCCGTACAGCCCGGTTTGTGGGTCACCGCTCGGGCTCCGGGATCGGCACGAAGGTGAGCTTCTTCGTGTCGCTGGTCTTCGTGGGCGGCTCCGCGCCGACCTTGCGGTATTCGGCGCGCACCTGGTCGGCGTCGAGCCGTTCCGTGGTGGTGATCGTCCACACGAGCGCCTTCTCGTAGCCGACGTGGACCGGCTCGGACTTGCCGAACGTGTTCGGTCGGATCGCGTCGAGCGCGCCGACGGCCTCGGCGGCGCGCGCCTTGGCGTCCTTCTCGTCGGCGCGCGCCTGGTCGAGCTTGCGTGCCCATTCGGCCGCGTCCGGGTGCTCGACGAACAGCACGCTCCGCGCGTCCCGGTCCGGCACGCCACCCGACCAGCACGCGTCGTAGAACGGGCAGTGGCCGCAGAAGGGGCCGTACGGGTCGTAGTCCCGGTTCAGCATCTCCAGCGGCGTCTCGCGCACCAGCTTGAGCCAGTTGAGCGCCTCGCGAACATGCATCACGTCGGGCTTGCCGGTCCACCGGTACAGCTCGCCTGTGTCGCGAGCGATGTAGTCGATCACGATCCGGCGCACGACGTGGCCCTGCTTCGTCAGCGCGGCCGCATAGCCGTTGGTCTGCCACAGGTGGCCGCGGTCGGGGCCGTGCTCCTTGATGTGCTCCAGCCACCGCGACGAAGTGGTCTTGACGTCGACCAGGTCGCCGGACCCGGCCTCGTACCGGTCGAGATGGCCAGGGATACCCGCGAACTCGACAGGGTGCTCGACGAGGTCGCCAGGCGCGGCCGATTCCACGAGTCGCTGCTGCACGGCCTCGTGGATCGCGGTGCCGAGGACGGCCTGCACCGACCCGCCGGGGTTCGTCGGCTCCGTTCCGGCGAGCCGGAACCCAGCGCGCTTGCGGCAGCCGCCGACCTCCGACCAGCCGAGCTCACGCTGCCGCGAGCGGGGCCGCTGCCGGTCCCACTCCAGCAGCAGATCTGCCGTAGTGCGCTCCGCGGGACGATCGTTGACGGCGGTCACGACTGCTCACCGGCTTCGGGGTCGAACAGTCCCGCGATCGGAGAGTCCGGCGACGGGGCGGTGTGCTCGCGCTCGATCTCGGCCAGATCCGCGAGCATGTCCGCGTCCGGCTCGGTGACCATGCTCGCGGCGTGCTCGGCATCTACCGCAGCCGACTGCGCGACCTGCTCCGAGACCTTGCCCTGTCGCGCGGCCTCGGACGCAGTCTCGGCGTCCACCGAGGCCGCCTCGGCGATTCGCTTGGCGTGCGCCTGCTCGCGGTCGATGCGCTCGGCCGCCACCTGCGCCAGCGTCGGACGCTCCGGCTCGGCGATCTCCGGCTCCTCGGCGCCGAACCCGAGCGCGACCTCCGGGCAGATCACGGTCGCGCAGTTCGACACCGCACGCCACAGCAACATCCGCTTCGGGTAGGACTTCCACACGTCCTTCTTCGTGAGCCCGGCCGTGACCGCCTCGTCCCACGTGAACGTCTCGGTGTGGGGCTCGTCCGTGTCGCCACGCGTGATCGTCACCGTGCACGACTTCGCCGTGTGGTCCGACACCTCCACCCGGTGCCCGGCCTCGCGCACCTTGGACAGCCACAGCTGCCCGGACATCTGCGGACGGCCGTTCACGACGTAGATCGACTGAATCGCCTGCATCGGCGTCAGCGCGAGCTGCTGCCCGTACAAGATGATCGCGAGCACGTTCGCGGGCTTCCCGATCAAGTCCTTCGGCAGAATGCTCGACTGCGCGAGCGCAGCCGCGTACCGGTACGCCTGATCGAGGTCGTTGAGCTGGCCGACGAGCGGCACCTGCACCGGAGCCTTCCCGGTCTGGCCGTTGGTGGTGGCAACTTCGTTGCTGGTCATGGGATTCCTTCCGTGGATTCGTGGGGGAGTGGTGGTCACCGGTCGGTCTGCTGGCCGCGGTTCTCGTGCGACTGCCGCACCTGCTCGCGGCACTCCTGCCGCGTGCGCTCGCGGGCCTCGTCGACCTCCTCGCGGACAATCCGGTCCAAGGTCTCGTTGGCGCGCTTGAAGATCCCCATCAGTTCGGCTCCCCAGCGATCTCGACGATCACGTCGCCGTCGCCCTGCTCGGTGTGGAAGCGGGCCACCGACTCGGCGCAGCCGCGCGAGATGCAGACCTCGGCGTAGAGGTCCGTGCGGGCCGGGCCGCAGACACGCGCCTCGACGACCGCGCCGACGTATCCGCAGTTCTCGCACTGCTCCGCGTCGATCTCGCCCGGCGCGACGTAGTGGAGGTCGACGCCCGGCACGTGCGAGAGCTGCCCGACGGCGAGGTCCCGCGTGGTGCCAGGGGTCGCGTACTCTGTGGTGGTCGACATGCTCGACTCCTTGATGGGTTGGGTGTTGTCGTCTCCCAGAGCCCCCACCAGATGGCTGGTCCCCGGACGGTGGGGGCTCGTCTTGTGCTGGGCCGTGGTCACTGGACCTCGAAGAAGTCCTCGAACCGGCCGCCGGTCGCGCGAAGCACGCCGGACACGAACCGCGTTGACGGCTCGACCGCGCCACGGATCACGCGGCCGACGGTGGACGGGTCGACGCCGACGGCCGCGGCGAGCTGGGCGTTGGTCTCGTAGCCGTGCTCGGTCATGGCCTGGCGGAAGTCCTTGCGGACGGTGGTGGTGGCCGCGACGGGAGTTGCGCTCGCGGAAGAAGTTTGCATGCATGCACGATATCAAGTGGCATGCATGCACGCAAGAAAGTTGCACGGATGTAATTGGGCGAGACGGGTGAAACAAGATCAACTCCCAGGGCTCGGCTTCCTGACTTGCACGCGTGCACGTACACTCGTGGCCCATGGGAGACGACCAGAAGTTCCCCGCCTACCTGCGCAGCCAGCTAGACCGACATCGGTGGAGTCCAGCCGACCTGTCGCGCGCCAGCGGGCTCAGCGCCAGCCTGATCAGTCGGTGGCTCCACGGCGAGACCACGCCCGGCGTCGAGAACGCACGCGCCGTCGCACGCGCCATTACCCGGCCGCTCCTCGAAGTCCTCGTCGCGGCCGGCCAGCTCACGCCCGACGAGGCTGGGCAGAAGGCGAACCACGTCGACCTCTCGTCCCTGACCGACGACGACCTGCTGGCCGAGGTTCGGCGTCGCCTCCACTCAGCCGATCCCGCACCGACTCGCGCTGACGTGGTCAGTGATCCCGGCGACTTCGTCGAGGGTCCGCCGCGGCAGCAGCTCCGTAAGACGCGACGGAAGGGTTAG